GTGGTGAACGTGGCACAGCCCGAGGCAGACAATGCGACGGAACCGCAAGCCGGGCGCATCACCGCGCCGCGACGCCGTGGCTGGAAGATCAGCACGCCAAAATACATGGAATGACCGGAACACCAATGACTATTGATGAGTTGAAACGCCACCACAGCGCACTGCTGGCAGCACGCTACAGCGGCACACGGTCAGTCAGCTATGACGGCAAGACTGTAACTTATGGCACTGATGCCGAACTGGCGGCGGCGATTGGCGATATCGAGCGGCGCATCGCCAAACTCGAACGCAGCGCCGGGCGCGTGTTGCGTCCCTTTGCCGTCAAGGACCTTTGACCCGCATGAGTATGACATGGAGACAGCGCATCGGTGCCTTTGTTGGCGGCTTTGATGCCGGCCAGCATCACCGCCGCTTGCGCGGGTTCCGCGCGACCCGCGTCCATGTGAATGCGCTGATCGCGGCCTCTGGTCCGGACATCACCGCCCGCGCCCGTTGGCTCGTGCGCAATAACGGCTATGCGGCAAATGCAGTCGAAAGCTGGGCTGCCAATACCGTGGGCGACGGGATCAAGCCGATCGCACAGATCACAGACGCGGGACGCAAAGAAGACCTGCAGCGGCTTTGGCTGGCCTGGACCGATGAGGCCGATGCCGAGGGGCTGACCGATTTCTACGGGCTGCAGCGCCGCGCTGCGCGCGAGGTGTTTATTGCGGGCGAGGTCTTCTTCCGGGTGCGCACGCGCCGCACAGGCGATGGGCTATCTGTTCCACTGCAGTTGCAGATGTTGCCCGCCGAGATGTTGCCGCTGGAACAGACGGGAACGGCAAGGAATGGTAACGCGATACGCCAGGGCATCGAGTTCGATCGCATTGGACGTCGCGTGGCCTACCACTTCCTGCGCCGGCACCCCGGCGACAGCACCGATCCCGGGCTATCAGGTGAGATTGTCCGCGTACCAGCCTCGGAGATCATCCATGTGATTGATCCCGTCGAGGGCGGCCAGCTGCGCGGGGTGTCGAAACTGGCACCTGCGATCGTGAAGCTGTTTCTGCTCGATCAATATGATGATGCTGAACTCGACCGCAAAAAGGTCGCCGCGATGTATGCAATGTTCGTGACCTCCCCCGCTCCGGAAAACCCGCTGGCACCGCTTGAGGGGGAAGACGGGGTTGCAGGTGTCGAGATCAGCCCGGGTCAAGTCGTGCGGCTGGATCCCGGCGAGGATGTCACCGTCGGACAGCCTGCGGACTCGGGAGCGACCTATGAACCATTCCAGTACCGCACGCTGCTGCAGATCTCCGCCGCGCTGGGCATCCCCTACCCCTATCTGACCAATGACATGGTGAAGGGTAACTTCTCGAACTCGCGCCTGGCGTTGATTGAATTCCGTCGTCGGGTCTCCGCTTGGCAGCATTCCGTCATGGTTTATCAACTCTGCCGTCCCGTCTATGCCCGCTGGATGGATGCTGCCGTTTTGTCTGGCGCGCTCACGTTGCCTGGTTATGAAGCTGACCGGCCGCGTCTGCTGGCCGCCAACTGGCTGCCCACAAAGTGGGACTGGGTGGATCCGCTCAAAGACGCCAATGCCGAAATCGCCCAGATCGAAGCAGGGCTCAAATCCCGCAGCCAGGCCATTGCCGAGCGCGGCTATGACGCTGAGCAGGTTGATCGCGAAATTGCAGCAGAGCGGGAGCGCGAGCGCGCGCTGGGTCTTGATTTCCGTCGTCCGGGGTCGCCCGCGCAGGGCGTGCAGGCGGTGCCAGTTGGCGACGCTGACGACGAAAATGAAACCGACACAACCGACGAGGCGGAGGATCGTCCGCGCACCGAAGAGGACCAGCCCTAATGCTCCATGCCCGCATTGCCGCACGCGCATTCAACACGCCGCTGCTGGTTGAACCCTCCAAGGCGATGGCGTTTCTGTCCGGTCTTGGGCCGCGCATCCTTGGGCGGCAGGTCGAGATGTTGGATGGCGAGATAGAAGAGGGAACCGGCGCTGCTGCCCTGCCCGCCCGCGCTAGCATTCTAGCCGGTGGTCTGCCTGAGAGACTGCGCCAACATGGTGATGCCCCCTACCCGGTCGTGGACGGCATCGCCGTGATCGAAATCTCCGGCGTGCTGATCCATCGCGGCGGGTGGATCGGGCAGTCGTCGGGCCAGACAAGCTATGAAGGGATCGCTGCACAGATCGAGGCGGCGGCCAATGATCCGGCCGTGCGCGCGGTCGCGCTCGAAATTGACAGCTTTGGCGGCGAGGTGGCAGGCGTCTTCGACCTTGCCGACCAGATCCGCGCGCTGCGCCGCCAGAAACCAGTCTGGGCATTTGTCGCCGAGCACGCATTCTCGGCAGGCTATGCGCTAGCCAGTCAGGCGGACCGGATCTTGCTGCCTCGCACAGGGGCCGTAGGCAGCATCGGTGTGGTTGTGATGCATGCCGATATGAGTGGCCAGCTTGATCAGGACGGCATGGGCGTCACCTTGATCCACTCAGGTGAGCACAAGGTCGATGGCAATCCTTATGAGCCACTGCCCGAAGAGGTGCGGGGCGACATCCAGCGCGAAATCGATGTGCTGCGGTTCCTCTTCGCGGAAACCGTTGCTGCCGGCCGCGGCGGGCGTCTGACCCAGGATGCGACTCTTGCAACTGAAGCGGCCACTTATCGCGGCATCGACGCCGTGGCCGCAGGCCTTGCTGATGAGGTCACCGATCTGGCAGGCGGGTTGGCCGCGTTCCGGAAGGTAGTATCCGGCCAATCAGCAACCAATATCGCAAGCCCTATTGCAACATCAGCACGCCAAACCGTCACACCCCAAACCAGCCCTCGAAAGGAATTAGCCATGGCCCAAGAGCCTGAAACCAAAACGACACTACCGGAGGACGCCGATGATCTGCAGATGGATGATCGAGGTGATACGGAAGTTGCTGCACCAGCCGATGATGCTTCCCCCGCGGCCGCCAGTGCGCCTTCTGCAATTCCCCCAGAGGCAAGCTTATCCACGCCACCAGCTCCGTCCGCGTCAGTGGCACCTGCCCCATCAGTAGCACAGCCCGGCAATCTGGCCGAAATCTCGGCGCAGCTGCGCGAGGCAGCCGCGGAGGTCGCCGAAATAGCCGCACAGGCTGGTCGGCTCGGTATCACCATTGATGCCGCAAAAGCGCTGCGCGAGGGAACCACGCCAGAGGCCTTGCGGTCACTTGTATTGCAGCGCGCAGCTGCGGCAGCCGACGCCCGCGATATCGTGGCCGCACCTGCCTCACCTGTTCTGCCCCAAACCACCGAAAGCCCGATCATTGCCGCCGCAAAACGCGCGGCTTCAGCAGGGGCCAAGGGCTGAGTCCCACCTCCATCCCTCTTGCCCTGCCATCTGATCCCCTGCCGCATCTTCCCGGCAGGGGATTTCTTTTTGCACCCAGATCATAAGGATCCCCGATATGACCGTCCTGACCCAGCCGCCCACCATGGGCGATGTTCTCAAATACGAACTGAACCCCAACTTTACCCGCGAAATCATCACACTGCTCGCGGGGACCGCCTATCCCGTCGGTGCCGCCCTCGGCCGCATCACCGCCAACGGCAAATACAAGCTGTCCACTTCGGGTGGCAGTGATGGTGCACAAAACGCGGCAGCGGTACTGCTATATGCGACTGACGCGCGCGCAGCTGACCAACACGCTGTCGTGCTCCTGCGCGGCCCCGCCATCGTGTCCAAGGCAGCGTTGGTCTTTGATGCAACTGTCGATGATGCCGCCAAGACCGCCACCAAACACGGCCAGCTTGCCGCCTTGGGCATCGTGCCGCGCGATACCACCTGAGCCATCCGAACGCTGCCCACTCGCATCGGCTGAAACTGCATTCAGCGGCTGATCCTTTTACGACAGCACATTGTGCTGCCATTTCCCCTCTTTCCCCCCCGGAGTTTCCCTATGACCATCACCCGCAACCCGTTTGACGCGGGCGGCTATTCGCTCGCTGAAATGACGCAGGCCATCAATATCCTGCCCAACCTCTACACCCGCCTCGGCCAGATTGGCCTGTTTCGCTTTGAGGGCGTCACGCAACGTTCTATCGTGATCGAACAGCGCGAGGGTGTCCTGAGCCTTCTGCCTTCAGTGCCGCTGGGCGCACCCGCCACCGTCGGCAACCGCGAACAGCGCTCGATGCGGTCCTTTGCCCTGCCCTGGATTCCGCATGATGACGTCATCCTGCCCGCAGATATTCAAGGCATGCCGGCCCTTGGTGTGTCAGACGCAGCTGACCCTTTGGTAGACGTCATGAACCGCAAGCTCACATTGATGCGCCGCAAACACGCCCAGACCCGCGAATACATGGAAATGAATGCGCTGCGCGGCATCGTGAAGGATGGCGCCGGCACCACGCTATACAACTACTTCACCGAGTTTGGCCTTGAGAAGATCTCAATTGACTTTGTCTTTGGCACCGCTGGGACAAACGTGCAGGGCAAGGTCCGCAGCGTGCTGCGTGCTATGGAGGACAACCTGCTTGGCGAAACCATGACCACCGCCCATGCGCTGGTGAGCTCGGAGTTCTTCGACAAGCTGATCAGCCACCCCAAGACCGAAGAAGCCTATAAGTTCTTCTCCGCCACCGGTGGCCAGCCGCTGCGTGAGGATATGCGCAGGGCGTTTCCTTTTGCGGGGATCTTGTTCGAGGAATACAACGGCTCTGTCACCCTCTCGAACGGCACCTCGGAACGTCTGATCCCCGCTGGCGAAGGGATCGCGTTTCCCTTGGGGACTTTTGATACTTTCACCACCTACGGCGGGCCGGCCAATCTGCTGGAAACCGCCAACACGACCGGTCTGCCGCTCTATGCGCGCCAGATGATCGACGCTAAAGGCCGCTGGATCGATCTGATGACGGAAAGCTCGATCCTGCCCGTCAACAAGCGGCCGCGCATGGCGATCCGTTTGCACTCTGGCAACTGAGGCTAATCAAGCATGACAGCGTTCACTGCAGCGCTGGACATTCTGTTCAGCGACCCTAACCTCTCCACCCCGGCGCTTTATCAGCAGATGGGCATCGGGCCGGAGGTGCCGATCCGCGTGATGCGCCGCAGCCCGGACCGCATGGTTGAATTTGGCGCCGCGCGGCTGATCAGTGACAGCGTGGTCTTGGATGTGCGGGTGTCCGACTGTCCGGAACTGGCGGCGGGCGACCGCTTCGAGGTTGAAGCGGAAATCTTTGTGGTGCAAGGCACGCCCCAGCGCGATCGTGAGAAGCTGGTTTGGACGGCAGAGCTGCTGCCCTACTGGCCAGACCCGCATGCTGATCACACTGGCTGATTGAGAGGTCACACAATGATACGTCTGGAAGTCCTTGGTGATATCGGGGCCATGATGGCCGCTGAGATCACCGCTGGCGAAAAGGCTGTCACCAAGGCGGTTGGCGATGTGGGCACGGACCTGAAGGCTGCCTGGCGCGGCCAGATTACTGGCGCAGGACTTGGCCAGCGTCTATCGCGCACGATCCGCTCAGCGAACTATCCCAAGGGTCAGCCGAGCCTGAACGCGGCAGCGCTGGTCTGGTCCAAGGCCCCGGTGATCATCGGCGCCCATGATACAGGACCGCTGATCAGGTCGCGCAACGGCTTTTGGCTTGCGATTCCCACTCCCGCTGCGGGCAAATCCGCGCGCGGTGGCCGCATCACCCCTGGAGAATGGGAACGACGGCGCGGCCTGCGGTTGCGGTTTATCTATCGTCCCAGGGGACCCAGCCTGCTGGTGGCCGAAGGACGGCTCAACAACCGCGGGGTCGGTGTGGCATCACGCTCAAAAACCGGACGCGGGCTGACCACCGTGCCGATCTTCCTGCTGGTCCCGCAAGTGAAGTTGCACAAGCGCCTGGATCTCGATCAGGACGCAAAAGCAGCACAGGCGCGCATACCGCAGGCGATTGTGGCAAACTGGGTGGAGAGGCGATGACGCGCCGGAGCAAATAGTGAGCGCAGACCGTCAACAGGACAACTGATCGCGTTATTGCGGCGCTTGTGCGCGATCAAATTGGCCATAGTCACGATATATTTTGTAAATCGCAGCCTGTTCAAGCCCCACTGCACCCAGCTGTGCCTCAAGTAGTTGCCAGGCTTCAATTGTTCCTTTCACGCTTGCTAGAGCCACAAATTGGTTTTCATGGTTTACACTCTTAAAACTGGCGAAGTCAGGAAGGACAGGTGGTTTTGTGCCATAAAGTGCCACAACATGGGCGCTCTCAGAAACAGGTAAGACCGGATCAGCTAAGCGCGGCGCATTGTCTTGCCAATGTAGAATGCGTTCACCCACGCGAATGCGGTAGTCGGCAAAATGTACGCGGCGTCCAGCCGACTGTGATTTGCGATGTGTCGCATCAGCGCGCCAGGCGACGATGTCTTCCTGGCGTTCCCAAAGTTGGTGCGACAGCAACAAATCGTCGTCGCCAATTGCAGCATAGCGATCAAGAAATGCCAAGCCCGTGTGGCGTGCGAGAACGGGACGCAGCATGTCCACATGTTCAAAATAACGTTCCAGATGGCCCGGATGGGGGCGCACCTCAAAAAACAGTGCATGCATTTAGCACTTCCCTCTTTCAAAGTCTAAAATCGGCAAGCAACCCAAGAATGTTGCGTAGCTGAGGTAGCTGAAAAGTCGGCCGCCAGCAATGTCACCTCCATAACGCGAGCTGAAACAGAAGAGCCATTGAAGTCTTAAGCTGCACGAGGCACGCCACAGAACGAGGTTTTTCAACGGACAATGGTAGGCCCGGAGGGACTCGAACCCCCAACCAAAGCGTTATGAGCGCTCTGCTCTAACCAATTGAGCTACAGGCCCGACGCCCGGTTTGTGGAAGAATTTTACAGCAAAAGCAATCAGGGCGTTTCAAAGACGATCTCGCAGGATTGTACATTGATCTGGCCACAGCCTGTGCATCGTGCCTTCACCACCACATCGCCAACGGTCACGGGAGGCGATTTCAGCGCCAGTAGTTCACTGACGCGTACAGATGCAGAGCGGCCGCACACGCAGTTAAGCCAAAGCACATGGCTGTGGATTGTCGATAACCTGGTGCCTTCACTTTTTAACATGACCGCTTCCTTTGACTGACAAAGATCGGTTCCAGTCCTACATGCCAGCCTGCTGATAAATAATCTTGCAGGTCAAGACAGAGCTTTTCAAATGCCCACATCCCGAGAAATGATCCTCACCGCTCTGGCGGACCTGTTGCGCACGGTACCGCATGTGCCGGTGCTGCGCGGCGAGGTCTTGCCGGAGCGGATCCCGCCTTCTGGCCTGATGATCCTGCGCGATGGCGACCCAGGCGAGCCCGGCGTAATGCTGTCGCCATTGATGTATCACTATCAGCACCGCACTGAACTCGAGGTGATCGTGCAGACTGGTGAGGATCGCGATGCGCGGTTTGACCGGCTGATCGGGCGCATTGGTGCTGCCATCGGTGCTGATCGCACCCTGCGTGGTCGCTGCGATTGGGTCGAGGCGGAAGCGCCAGAGCCGGTCGATCTGCCAGTTGATGGCGGGGCCACCATCAAAGCGGCCATCGTGCCTATCATTTTACATTACGCGACCAGCGATCCGCTGACCTGATCACACCCCAAAGCTGACATTCAAGGAGAGACACGATGGCACGAGCCCAAGGGGCGCGCGCGCAGATGGCGCTGGCGTTCGAGACCACTTACGGGACGCCGCCCGCAGGCGGCTTCACCCGCATTCCGTTTGCCAGCACGTCGCTGGGGGCCGAGCAGCCTTTGCTCGGCTCGGAGTTGTTGGGCTATGGCCGCGATCCACTGGCCCCGATCAAGGACGCTGTGACAGCGGACGGTGATGTGGTGATCCCGCTTGACGCATCCTCGATCGGGTTCTGGCTCAAGGCCGCGTTCGGCGCACCGGTCACCACCGGATCAGAGGCACCCTACAGCCATGAGTTCCGATCGGGCAATTGGACTTTGCCCTCGGTCTCGATCGAGACCGGCATGCCCGAGGTGCCGCGCTTTGCGATGTATTCCGGCTGCATGGTCGATAACATCAACTGGCAGATGGCGCGCTCCGGGCTGCTCACAGCGACGGTGAGCCTTGTGGCCCAAGGCGAGGCGCTTGGGACAAGCTCCGCTGCCGGCAGTCTGGCCAACCTTGATCTGATCCGCTTCGGTCATTTCAACGGCGCTATCACCCGCAACGGCCAGTCAATCGGAAACGTCGTCTCCGCAGACATTGCCTATGCCAACAACCTCGACCGTATCGAGACCATCCGCGCGGATGGACGTATCGATGGGGCTGACCCGTCGGTGGCAGCCCTGACCGGCAATGTGCAGGTCCGCTTTGCCGATCAAACGCTGGTGAACCAGGCGATCAACGGTGAGGCTTGCGAGATGTCGTTCGCTTACGCGCTAGCAGGCGGCGTAGGCCTGACCTTCACTGCGCACGCGGTCTATCTGCCACGGCCGCGCATCGAGATCAGCGGCCCGCAAGGCGTGCAGGCAACCTTTGATTGGCAGGCCGCAGTCTCACCCAGCCTGGGGCGCATGTGCACCGTCACGCTGACCAACGCGCAGGAGGAGCTGTGATGCTGCGTCTGAACCTGTCGAACACACCCGACTGGCTTGATCTGGGCCACGGCGTCCGCGTGTTTGTTGAGCCGATGAGCACTGCAGTGATGATTGCCGCACGGCGCGATCCGCAGATCACAGACCTTGGTAACAGCATGGAGACGCTGACCAACGATGATCTCGCACTGATAATGGCCAAGGCGGTGGCACGCATTGCCATCACGGATTGGGAGGGTGTCGGAGACGCTAAGGGCAAGCCTGCCGCGGTGACACCCGCGGGGATCGACGCCCTGCTGGAGGTCTGGCCGATCTTTGAAGCCTTCCAGACCAAATACGTCAATTCCGGCTTTCTGCTGGAACAGGAAAAAAACGTCTCTGCGCCCTTGCCGACTGGGAGTTCGGCGGGGGCGCAGCCTATTGCCAAGCCTGCACGGGGCCGTGCCCGGACTGCCCGCAAACCCTGAATGCTCCGCGCACGTTTGAAGGCGTCCAGGTTTGGGATGTTGTGGAAAGGTTGGGCGGACAAATGCGCATTACAGGCAAGTCCGTGACCGGCTGGGACATGGGTGCAGCACTTCACCTTGGTGCGGCCTTGGGCGTCTCCACCAAAGCACTGGCCGAGCTGTTGCCAGCTGTAGAGGCGGTGATGGTGCGCAAGATCAACCAGCAAATCGAGGCCAGTCATGAGTGAGAAGCGTGTTTCTGTTCGTTTGTCCGCAACAGGCGGCAAACAGGTTAAAGCCGAGCTGACAGGCGTGGGCGACGCTGGTGCCAAGGGCATGGGGCGGCTCTCACGCGAGACCGAGATTGCCAATGCCAAGCTGGCGGCCTTCGCGCGCCGTGCAAAGGTGTTTGCTGCCGCCACTGCGGTCGCTGCGGTCGCAGCCGGTGCGGCTATGGTGCGCTCGGGTCTGCAGACGATCGATGCGCAGGCCAAACTGGCGCAATCGCTGGATACCACAGTGAGTAGCATTCAGGTACTCGAGCGTGCCGGTGATCTGGCCGGTGTGTCGATAGGCGAGATCGAACAGGCCACAGCGCAACTGACGCGGCGGCTGTCACAAGCGGCCTCTGGTACTGGTCCCGCGGCTGCCGTACTGGATAAGCTCCAGCTGTCTGCTGCCGCGCTGCAGCGCCTACCATTGGATGAGCGCATCGCCCTGATCCAGGAGAGGCTGTCTGAGTTTGTGCCCGAGGCGCAGCGTGCTGCTGTGGCCTCACAGCTCTTTGGTGATCGCGCATCTCTGGTGTTCACGCGCATCGACAGCGCCACGCTGCGGCAGGCCAATAAGGACCTAATCGACTTTGGGGTCATTGTCTCTGAACAAGACGCAGAACAAATCGAGGTGACCAACGATGCCATATCGCGGCTAGGGCTGCTGTGGCGTGGTGTGACCAATCAACTGACCGTCGCCGTGGCCCCCGCGCTTGAGGCAGTGGTCAACGGGCTGGTGGCGTTTGCAAAGGTGACGGGCCCACTGGGTGTGGCGATCCGCTTCACCTTTGACAACCTGACGCGTTTCGCCAC